ATTTAGTAAAAATATCATAGCAGTTAATTGTATTCATACGGATATCCAAGATAGAGCAAATGGGATGGATGAAGACTCGGATTTTATGCTTGTCACAAATCAATCAACAATTGTCAAATGTGCAGAAAGATGTTATAGAGATTTTTATACTATCGTAAATGCATTACAAGAGTCTGGTATTACCTACAATAACACAAAAAAAGATTATGCTGCTATGGATAATAAGTTTTCAAAATCACGTATGGGAATCGGATATTCAAGTAATTTGGCTCAGTTGGCAATGACCTATTATTGGACAGAATTACAAAAAGATAGTCCTGATGAGAAAAAACTTAAAGAACTCTATGATAATTTTATCATTTTGTCTGTTCTTGCACAGGTTATTATTGATGGATGTAAAAGAGAATATGAAATTGATGGTAATAAGGAAATTGATAGAATTAGCAAACTCTCTTGTATGAGTATTAAAAAGATTGTCGGTTATACTGAATCTGGTAAACCAAAGTATAAGAAACACGATTTCCCTGAGTTTATGAAATACACAAGAGAAATTAAATATACCAAAGATGGTAAAGAACTTCCGCAAGAGGAAGTTGATGAATCAAAAAACAAACTTAAAAGTCGTATTAATAGAGAATTGTTATGTCCTATGAATTGGCTTGAAGATTGGATAAATAAAATTCAAAACGCCTCTACTTCGGATACATTATCAACCGAATCTTTTTTTATTAAAATGAAGGGGAAGGCTAATGATAAACAAATGACAAAAATTATGCAATTAGTTCAGGAATATGACTCTTTTGTAAAAAATACAAAATTAAAATATATAGATGATGATGAAGAGTATAATAAACAGATTTGTGAAAAATCAAAAGAAGTAACTGAATCAATAAAGAAAATTAAAATAGGTAATATAATTACAATAAATAGACTGATTGAGATAGCACTTGGTTTAAGCAATGAAGAGGGGGCATCTAAAAGGAGGAAGTATTCGCCTGAAAAATATACAAGAAAAATTCTCAATCTATTGTATAAAACCAACAAAGAAAAGTTTATGCTAAGTTTCAATAGTGATAAATGTGTATAATTTTTTCGGCAACTAATTGTGCAATTTTACCAAAAACATAGTAAAATCAAGGCTTTTAGCGTTCAACTTAACGTCCGTAATATGGAGGGAAGAAACCGCAGAGTTGCGTTAGTAAACTCCCACGCCATTGCCAATGCGTGTAATAAATAAGGGCTTGCAAGTTTAAAAAGTATACTAGGGGCAGACGTATCATTATCTGCCCCGAATATAAAACAATGAAATCAGCTTTTCTTGGCTGATAAAACAGAGAATATATAATTGTCGAAAGGCATTATAATATTTCGTCTAACATATGACTATAAATTAGTTGCTGTGAAGCCATATGAAAAACTTGTGTATGGTGTGCAAAACCAGTTAAGTTCAGCAAGCGAGACTGTACCATGCATTTCTGTGGAAGATATATAGGAATCAAACCTATGGGGAACGATTCGAGGCGTTTTCAAACAGAACAATTCTAAAAATCATTTCTAAGATTGGTACATATTCATATTGTACTCCTCTTCTTATATGTGTCGGTGATTGTGCTACAATTCTTGCAGCATGGTTGCCGATTATTCTCTAAATATATTATTGCTGGCGAGTGAAACGGATTATCACACATGACTCATTTTCATGAAATAACAGGTTCGACTCCTTGTGCTTCAGCAACTCTCCCATTTTATGTGGGAACTGGTCGGTTTCGGATCAGAGGATGAAAATTCTAAGATAAGCATGGTGACATGTATAAAGTGGCTCTTATCGTATTATAAGGCTGCGACTGTAGCAATACAGCTTGACGTAAAACACATAAAATCTACGCCCAACCTTCTATTCAAGGACAACTGTTGGCGAATATGGTTGACTGGTGGGTGTCTTGAAATAGGCACTGTAGTAACACAGAAATGTGGGTATGATTTGTGTACTATTGGTGGGAATACCGCAAGTGTAACTGCTAGTAGGATTTTGGTAATATCTCTTAAGTTGAAAAACAGGGATGGAATCAAAAAGTAAGGAGATCGCAATCCGAGCAGGATGGTGATGATTGGGCTGTGCTCAAAAGGCACGGATGGTCAAATGTACACCTCATCGTCCATATGTAAGTACATACTTTTGAAGGAAATCAAATTATTTTAGGTAAATAATATTAAAGAAGATTACAAAACAGCAAAAGTGTGTATGACTATGAAGAGAAAAACAACTTATTGTCCTGTAATATGGACATATATGACACTCGCAAAGTGTTATGTAAGAAAGTACAAGTAATTGCAACCGTAAGAGATTCGCACTCTCTGAACTCCGCAAGAGGCGATGTGATGAAAGAAAATCTATAATACTTCATAGTAAGAGTTTGCCAGTTATGTCAAAATTGGTGTTGTTGCTAACTACAAGCTAATCGCTTGTGTGATAAACTGTGTCCAACCACAGTAGATGTTAGTGTATTGAGTCAAATATCTCAGCTCATATTAAGTAAGGATCTCATACTTCGGTATGGGATTTTTTATTTTGGGAATTAGTTCAGTTTGGTTAGAACGCCTGATTTGGGTTCAGGAGGTCGTGGGTTCAAATCCTACATTTCCAACTACTATCCTACTTTGTAGGAAATAAATCAAGAAAGAAGTGAAAATTATTAAGTACATTTCAAAAAATGAAATTGAAAAGCTATTATCCGAAGGTGTAATCAGAAACACAAGACGAGGATATATCGACAAAAATGGATATCCAGTCGGTTATTATCGTACTAAAGGTGTTGCTAAAAAGCGTTACATCGAAGATAAGTATGTTAAGTAGGTTCTGCCTATGAAAAATAGAATTGAATATAAAGGTTTTTATATAGACAAGACCGAAAATGGCTTTCGTATCTGTAGAAAAGAAGATACAGAAAAACATACTCATATGAAAAATCTTAATCCATCATATAAACTTATAGACAATGTGCTATCAAATAAAATTCCTACTCGTTGTGGATGTTATTATTTGGAGTCACATGCTAGATTAAGCTATGATGAAAATTATATTAGGAAGATTCGTGAGTATATCAAAGTAAAACAGAATAAAAGCAAACAAATGTATTATAATCCTGGCAGAAAACGTTCTGGTTGGAATTTTTAATTTTATGGAGGATTTAAAGGATTATGGTAGATAGTAAGATTAAGAAAGCAATTGTTAGTGCAGCTAAAAAGAATATTACAGCAAGTGGTGTACGAATTGAAAACGGAGTTTTCGTTGATGATGAAGGCTCTATTGTAGATCGTATCGCTGAAATGTTACCAGAAGGTACTACTATTTTTGATATTAAAATTAGTATTGAGCTTCCAGATGAAGAGTCTGAATCTGCTGAATAGAAAGTAGGTGGATACAATTAGCACCTATAAAAGATTCGAGAACGAAACAGATGAGGAACTTATCTATAGGATATGCGAAGATAAAGACCAGATAGGTTCTTGGAATGATGTGGCGAATATAATTAATGAACTTACTGGAAATGATTTTGGGGAAAGTACATACAGAAAGAAGTTCCAAGCATTTAAGAAGATGTTAAATGCAAATCAGTCTAAGTTTGTTGATTCCGATGCACAGTTAAAAGAAATACAGTTAGCTCAGAGAGAACTTGAAAAAGAACGAAAGAAAATCCAGAGTGAAAAGATTGAATATAATAAATGGCTTAGAGAAGATGCTAGAGATGAAATGATCGCTGAGAAAATCAGCGAAACAATTTTATCTTTGCCACAGTTATCGTCTCCTATTCGTATTCAGCCAACAACAAATAAAAAGTCTTGGATACTTGCCATTAGCGATTGCCACTATGGTTGTGAATTTGAAATCAAAGATTTTTATAATGGAATTATAAATGCGTACTCTCCTGAGATATTTGAGGAAAGAATGACAATTTTATTTAATAAGGTTGTGGACAAAATCGAGGAACTTGGAATTACTGAATTGTCAATTATTGAACTTGGAGATGGCATTGATGGATGTCTCAGAATGTCTCAGCTTATGAGATTAAGATATGGCGTAATTGAGTCTAGTATTCGTTATGCAGATTATTTAGCAAATTGGTTGAATGAATTAAGCAAATATGTGTCAATAAAATTTCAGATGGTTTTTGATTCAAATCATAATCAGTTAAGACTATTGGATGGAAAAAAGAATACATTTCCAGATGAAAATGTTAGCAAAATTATGATGGCTCTTATTAAAGAACGATTGAGAGATAATGAGAATATCGCAATACTCGAAAATCCAACAGGAATGACTTACTCAATGATGTCTACATACTGTGTTGTTGGATTGCACGGTGAGAAGAAAAATCTAAAAATTAATTTATTAGAAATGTCACGCACATATGGTATTCATATTGATTATACAATTTCTGGACACATTCACCATGATGCTCTTAAAGAGATTGGGATGGATTCAGCAGTATTATCTGTTGGCTCAGTAATTGGTATTGATCCATATGCTATGACATTAAATGCAGCATCAAATGCTTCTTGCTCAATGTTTGAATTTGAACAAGGACAAGGTAGAACGGCTGAATATGTATTTAAATTAAATTAAATAACAATTGTAGTCCACTGTTCGGCTCAGTTTGGAGTAATTGTGGAAGCAGATATTCACAACTACAATTAATATATTATTTTTGGCTGACGAAACTACTATCAGAGGGAGTGTACCTTATATGGACGCTACCCTCTTTTATATTACAAAAAATATTAAAGGAAAATAAAGGAGAAAATTAAAAATGAACAAGACAGATTTAGTAAAAGTAATTAAAGATACAGTATCAGAGACATTAGATGGCGTAACTGTAAAGGATACAGCGATTTTTGTAGATGCAACAATTAAAGCAATTCAGGATGCTGTTGTTGCTGGTGAACGTGTTCAGTTAGTAGGTTTTGGTACATTTGAGACTGTTGAAAGAGCTGCAAGAGAAGGTAGAAATCCACTTACAGGCGAATCACTTCATATCGAAGCATCGAAATCACCTAAATTTAAAGCAGGTAAAGCTTTTAAAGATGCAGTTAAGAATGCATAATCTGAAAGGTTGTGAAATATTTGAAGAAAAATAAATATGAAGACATTCAGATGATTGATCTTGAGGATAAGGTTGATGACATTATCTCTATTTATATCAATAGATTATATCATACTGATAAAACAGTTGGTGTAATTGTAAATAAAGAAATTGCTGAGTATATTTTGGATAATCTTATTAGACTTGACGAGACAAGTATTAAAGAGATTGATCTTGTTGATTATATGAATATAGACGAATATTTAGTATCTGTTGATGATGGTGGTGTAATCACTGTTGTTCCTATTGAGGACTTTGGTGTTCTTGATAAAACAGATATTTTCTATATTGATATGGATGGTGATATCGAGCAGAATATCATTGATTATTGTGTAAATGAGGATAAGGAAGTTATTCTGTTTGGTCAGGAAGATGACTGCGATGGTGATTGTAAGAACTGCCATGTGCATGATGAGACTTATTTACATACTTCTGAAGACGAATATGGAAATACTCACGGATTTACTGCTAGTAAGTCAGATGGCGACTCTTATATGAGTTATTCTTACTACTCTAGCGATGAGTTAAGTCATGAAGATATTCAGAAGATGTTAAAGGCTTTTGGATTTTAGATTTTAGATTATAGGATATGTTATAGAAGAATCAGTGTGTAAGTGTTTAAGAGACAAATTTGCTGATTTCAAATAACATTTGAACTTGGAGTGTGTGGTGTATGCTGCACACTCTTTTATTATCCTCTCATAGACCACTAAAGATGTGGGGCAGTCTGTAAAACTGTCATCTTCGGATCGGCTTGGAGCATTACCAAGTGGGAGGACTAGGTTAATCTGTTTGATTAATAAAGAGAATTATAAACATAAAGTTTATCTCTACCTTCAATAAATTAATAGATTGGAGGAATATAATGGCGAGTAAATTATATAATTTTTCACCTGAACAATTACAAAGCTTGCTAGATTCAAGAAATACATATACAGAAATTCTTAGAGTCGCAGGTATAAATTCATCAAGTAGTACAAATACGTTAAAAAGAATCATAAAAGAATATAAATTAGATACTTCTAAATTTGAAGAAAACAGAAAATTATATAAACAACAAATGGCAAAAATGTCTTTATGTTCAGAATATAATATTGAATCGAAATTACATAGAAATACAAAAACAAATAGTCATAAATTAAGAAATAAATTGATTGAATTCGGTTACAAAGAAAGTAAATGCGAATTATGTGGTATATCCGAATGGCTAGGAAAACCTGTTAAATTACAATTGCATCATATTGATGGCAATCATGATAATAACGAATTATCAAACTTGCAAATATTATGTCCCAATTGTCATAGTATGACAGATAATTTTGGTGTATATAATTCCAAAAGAGCAAAAGAGCCAACATTAGTATGTAGCGAATGTGGTATAAAAATTAGCAGTCATAGCAAAAGTGGACTATGTGTTTCTTGCTCACACAAGCATAAGAGGGAAAATGCAAAAACAAAATATATTAATAGAGTTAAAATTATTTGTCCATGTTGTAAAACAAATTTAATGAATTCAACATCTACAATGTGTGAATCTTGTTATAACAAAAAGAGAATAGAAAAATTATATAATATAATTTCACGAGATAATTTAAAAGAATTGATAAGATCTACCTCGTTTACTCAAATTGGCGATATGTATAATGTTAGTGACAATACAATACGAAAATGGTGTGATAAATATAATTTACCAAGAAAAGTATCAGAAATACAAAAATATACAGAAGAAGAATGGATAAATATTTGAAAGAAGTAGCTTAGTTTACCACTATCCTACTTCTTTTTTATATATGAAAGGAAGTGAGATTATTGAATGGTAAAATAGCAGATAAATTAGATCCAGTTACAGATGAGGAATGGGCAGAGGTTAATGAGTTTAATAGAAATATGGTTGAAGATTACCTCAGTAATCAGACTCATCTTTCACCGCATAGTTTACATGCTTATAGGTCTGCATTAAAGATATTTTTCGTATGGGTTAAAAATAACCTAAATAACAAAAACTGCATAGAAATTAGAAAGAAAGAATTTCTTCGCTATATGAATTTTCTTGCTAATCGTGGGCTATCTGAAGCTGCAATTAAATTTAAAAAGTCTTCTGTCAGTGCATTGAATAAATTCATCGAGAATTTCTACGATGAGGACTATCCTACGTTCCGTAATTATGTAACTGCTGAGATGCAAGTGCCAAAAACAGGTAAGGTTTTTGCAAAAGAACCATTAACGCCTGATGAAATGGATAACTTATGTTCTGTATTGGCTGAACGTGAAGAATGGCAAAAATTAGCATATGTAAAGTTTACATATTCTACAGGATGCAGACATGCAGAGAGTTTACAGTTGCTCAAAGAGGTTGTTAATTATGAGCCTAAGAGGAAAATTGTAACAATTGTCGATGAAGATGGTAAAGAACAAGAAGTAGAATCTGTTTCTTACAAAACACATGAGATTCGTTGCAAGGGACGTAGTGCCGTTGGTAAGGTTAGAAAATTGCAGTTTGGACAAGATGTAATGGACGCATTAAAGAAATGGCTTGAAGTGCGTGGCGATGATGATTGCCCTTATATGTTTGTCGTAAAAACTAAAGATGGTTCAAAGGTACGACAGATTGGATATAGTGCATTCAATGATTGGTGCATAAATGAATTTTCTGAAATTGTTGGCAGGAGAACGACTCCACATAATTTCCGGAGAAGTCGTGCAACCAATCTGGTATGTTATGACCATCGTGCATTGGAAACTGCACAGAAACTTTTGGGACACGAATCTTCCGAAACAACTCAGATGTATGTCATCCGTGAGGACACAGAAGATGCCGATGAAGCTTTCGTCTAACATCAACAACTCAATCTTAACAAGAAAGCATAGTAATGTGATATTTGAGCCGAGAGGTGACGACAATGTAGAGAATAAATAGACATAACAAGCTGCTCACATCCAAAAGAAGTGAGGGCGGTCTGTCAATCCGTTGATAGATTTTTACAAGTGAGCTGTCACTGACCGATATGTGACATAAATATAAAGGTCGGTTTGCGAAATTATTGACCTTTGGAATGGTCTAAAACTTCCCACTGCTACTGCTCATTGGCGGTGTTATGGAGAGGTCTTGCCTTAGTAGACGATTAACATATCTTGGCATTTACTATTCATGTAGCATTGTAAGACCTGCTACTGTATTTTGGTAGAGCTGACTTTATAGCAACTCTAGTGCGCACGAAACCTTAATGCGGTATATCTATCGTGCTTCTCTGCGTTAATGAGAACCATTAGTGAATGACTGCTGGGCGGTCTATTGGATAAGAGATGCAAAACCTTATCAACTGGTCTTTGCTCCAAAGACTGAAAATATGTGGAGAATAATCAATAAGCATGAATGGATTGCGAAAGTTTTCTAATTTAAAACTGCATGTGTACAGTGCAATATCAGCTAGTTAGTGCTTTATGCTGATTATTGGGGTATCGCCAAGTGGTAAGGCACAGGAATTTGACTCCTGTATTCGTAGGTTCAAATCCTATTACCTCAGTTAGAATAAAAGGAAGCTAAGAAAATAAAAGAAAGGAGTGCACATATAATGGCTTATTTACAGGTTACTGAAAACGACTTAGAAATTGGTGACGTATTAAGTATTACAAGTGATAATGGCAAAACTTTAAAAGCTTTACAGATGCTTATTGGAAATCAGACAAAAGCAAGTATGAGTATTGATTTTGATAACAATTGTCTTGTTTTTAAAGTAAATGATACAGATATGAATTTACCACAATTACAGTGTAATTTGTCAAAGTCTACCATTAAAAATATGATTTGCGGATTAAAAGAATTTTATAACTTATTAAGTGAGGAGGAAACTGAATAATGAAATTAGCACAGAAAACAGAAATTAACGAAGATGTAATTACAGTAAGTTTAAATGTTGAAGAATTGGGTGATAGTATAAGAGATGCTGATACAGAGAAAAATCAGTTACATAATTTCGTAAGATATATCGAATATAGCCAGATTGACTTCTCTGGAAATTTGAAACTTTCAGATACAGGAATTCCTGTGATTGTTACTGATGAGCCAGACGGTTCTACTATTGAAAAGGTCACAATTTCTGATTTAGTAAATAAAAAGTACACTCTCGATGAGAATTTATCTATTACACTTTCTATTGACATAAATAAAATTCCTACTGCTTCTCTTGGTACAGTGTTTAATACTCCTGAAAAATTAGGACAGGCAATGGCAGTTCTTTTCTTGGAAAAAGTGAAAGCTGCAATCACAACAAAATTAACAGAAATCAGAGCGTTGGCAAATGATTTTGAAGCTGAAACATCTGTTGTACTGTAAGGAGGCTGACTATGTATAAAATTCTTATTAAAGATTCCAAAACAGGAATGTATCGTTATCTTACTGTAAAGCAGGAAATTATGAAAGAACAGAAAGAAACTGTAACCGATGAAGATACCCATGAAGTAAAAGAAGTTACTACATTGGTTGGGACTGGCGAATATGAAACTGTTGAATATTCTACAGAAAATAAAGATGAATTAGAGAAGAAATGTATTGAGCTTTTAGCTTCTTACAAGGTAACAGAATTTACTCCGATTAATACATTGGCTTATACAACAGATCTTGTTTGGTCTGAGTAAAAATAATGGGTGGTACTCTTCCACCCAAAATATGGGGCATTAGTCAAAAGGTAAGACAATGGATTTTCATTCCATGAGTATCGGTTCGAGTCCGTTATGCTCTATTTATGATTTCGCAGCCAAGTTGGTCAAGGCATCGGACTGCAACTCCGAGGGCGTGAGTTCGACTCTCACCGAAATCTTTTCGTACGGTAAACCTGATGCCAAAACCTATTTTTTGGATGCATACGAAACTTAGGTGTGTAAGCTCAACACTTACTACCGCCCTATCAAATTATCCGTAGGCAACAACTACGCAGATTATTCTGATAAAGTCGTAATGAAAATAGTTTCATTTAGTTTAGAGAAAGATAATTTTTTAAGAAAGAGTCATTTCCTTTGGAAGTGGCTCTTTTGTTATGTAGTATTGGCAGAGTTGGTATTGCACCTGATTGCTAATCAGAGGTCATCGTTTATTCGGTGCATAGGTTCAAGTCCTATATACTACGCTCATGCCGTGTGTCCGATTGGTCGAGGGTGCTGTCTTGAAAACAGTCTGGATGTAAAAGTCTTTGGGGTTCGAATCCCTAACACGGCGTATGCACCTATCTTTTGGCAAGAATGAAGTCTCCAAAACTTCTAACCTGTGTTCGATGCGCAGTGGGTGTGCTAAGTGAAGTAAATTGCACTTTCATTGGAAATTTAATATTGGAAATTATGAGAAGTTATTTCGTATGAAATGGCTTCTTTTTATATTGTTTGAAAGAATGAGCGACAGAGAAAATTTGAGGAAAGTGAGAATAGTCCTCTACCTTATATGACAGCTAATGAGCTACACGGTGAGATGCGTGTACGACAGAGAGGAAGAAGTAAAGGTGAGACGCTTTACAAACATATAAGGAGAATTAAATGGTTACTAAATTTAGCAGAAAAGAATTGGAACGTATTGGTCGTAACGAAGAAGAAATTGAATTGGTAATGAAATACCAAAAGAAACTACCTGTATTAATTGAGAACAATAATGTTGAACAGTTTTCTATTGATGCTCGTTTATTGTGGGAACAATTAGATAAGCCACAAGGAGATTTTTCGCATTGGATTAATCGAAAAATTATTAATAAGGTAGTTAAGACATCTGATGGCAATAAGCAGAAATTATTTACCGAATCCATTGATTTTACTAGCTTCGCCAAAACTGTCGAAGCCGAAAATACTAACATTACAACCAAAGAATATCTTCTGACAATAGATTGTGCAAAGAATGTTTCAATGATGGAAAACACGGAGTCAGGTTCGTTATGCAGACGCTATTTTATACTTATGGAACAGATTGTATCTGATAATAAAAATTGGCTTGCAATACGTGATCCTGAGAAAGTTGAATACAAGAAAATGTCATCGGAAGTTGATGCTTGGTGCTATCGCATATGGGAACATCATGCAAGTCGTTCAGAATATGCAGTTGAAGCAGACATGTTAAATGTTATTGTTTCTGGTAAAACTTCTCAGCAATTAAAGTCTGAATATGGTGTTGCAACCAATGAGTTAATTCGTGATTATTTGAAGAAAGAACATAATGAAGAGTTATTGTTCTTGGAGGAGCAGAATCAGGTATTACTTTTGATGGATATGGGATTTACTGAACGAAAGAATATGCTAACTAAAATGCATCAAGTAAAATTTAGAAACAATGAATTGATGAAAACAGCTTAATTATAGCTGTTATTTTTATGCTCATTTTTAAGGAGAGTGGTTACTACTACTCTCCTAATTTATTGGATTAAAAAGGAAAGGAAGTGAAACAATGGCTAAAGTTTTAGAGCCAATTTCTGATACGGAATTGAAGAAGATTACAGTTGTAAACTTACGTAACGAATATAAAAAGCTTGCAAATTTTTATGAGCGTATCATGAACAATGAGCTGATATATTGTAGCCATTGTGGACAATGGAAAAGTGCAGCAACATTCTACTCTTCTAAGACAAGTCCTGATGGTATTGAACATTATGCTTGTAAGGAATGTATATTAAACGAATGTACTGACTATGATAAAAAAAATAATATACGAACTGATAATCGTGAGAAAACTATAGAAACATTTAGAAGACTTAATTGGTATTTTGATGAAAATGTTTATAATGAGCAGTTACAAAAACTCTCTGAACAAACAGGAGAGAAAATAAGAAGCACTGCTGTTCAACAGTGGATTGTAATTTGTAGAAGTCTAAATGATTATAGTCAAAAAACATATAAAGATTCTGAATTCTCTGTTGATGATATAGAAAATAATCCAGAGGAAGATGTAAAAATCGTACAAAAAACATTACGTGCAGCAAAAAAGAGATTTGGTACGGATTATAACAATGAAGAATTGATGTTCCTTGAGAATGAGTATCAAGACTGGATTTCGAGATATGACTGCTCACAAAAGGCACAAGAAGAAACATTTCAGAATTTGTCAATACTAAAACTTATGAAACGAAATGCAATTAAAAAAGGAGCTTCTACAAAAGATTTAGATTACTCATATCAGCAATGGCTTGATACAGGTAATCTAAAGCCAAAACAAAATACACTTGATACATTTTCAGATGCTCAGACAATGGGTACATTAATTCAGAAATATGAGGAAACACGCCCTCTTCCTGATATAGATCCAGAACTTGCAGATGTTGATAAAATTGGTACTTACATAGATGCTTTTTATAGAGGTCACGCATCAAAAATGCTTGGTCTGAAAAACAGATTTTCAAATATATATGAACGAGTAATGGCAAAATATACTGTTAATCCACCATCTTATGATGAGGAATCAGATAGTGAAATTCTATTTGATAAGATTTTTGGTAGCAAGGATGATGAATAATTATGGCTACCACAAAGAAAGAAAAGAAAAAGTCATTACAAGAAGTATATCAAGAAAAATCTGAGCGTGTTTTAGAAGGAGTTGGTTATTGGGCTTCGTTCTATAGAAAAAATCCACAAAGATTTGTACTCGAATATTTAAATGTGAAATTAAAGCTATTTCAAAAGATTTTAATATACATGATGATGGTCAGTACGAATTTTATGTATATTGCTAGTCGTGGCTCTGGTAAGACGTGGCTAACTTCTTTATATTGTGTTGTACGTTGTATCTTGTATCCTGGGACAAAAATCTGTGTGGCTTCTGGGTACAAATCTCAATCACTAGAAGTCATTCAAAAGATAAATGATGACTTTATGAAAAATTATGGTTGGGGTTCAGCCAATCTTCGTTCTGAAATTTCTGAAATTTCTACTTCAATAAATAATGCTCATGTTGATTTTCGTAATGGTAGTTGGATAAAAATCGTTAGTTCAAACGACTCGGCTCGTCATAACCGAGCAACGCTCATAGTCGTGGATGAGTTCAGGATGGTTGATTTGAATACAATTAATACAGTTCTTCGTAAATTCTTAACAGCTCCACGTTCCCCTGGTTATCTTAATAATCCAAAATATGCTCATCTTCAGGAGCGTAACATCGAAATGTACATGTCATCTGCATGGTACAAATCCCATTGGAGCTTCGAGAAATTAAAAGCCTACTATGCAAATATGCTTGATGATACTAAGCGTTACTTTTGCGTAGGATTACCTTATCAGTGTGCTATACGAGAAGGTTTATTATCTCGTGAGCAGGTCGAGGATGAAATGTCTGAGGCAGACTTTGATCCTACTGCATTTAAAATGGAAATGGGTGCTGAATGGTATGGTGATACTGATGGTGCTTTCTTTAAATTTGATGATATATCTCCAAGGAGAAAGATACGAAATTCTTTCTATCCTCTTGAAATTTATAAAAATCATCAAATCAAAATTCCAGAATTAGTTCCAAATGAAAAACGAATATTATCTGTCGATGTAGCTTTGCTTGCAAGTAAAAAACACAATAACGATGCGGCTGCTCTTATAATTAATTCTGCTATTCCAACAGAAAAAAATGATTATATATCTAATATTGTTTATATAGAAACACATGAAGGAATGACTACAGACGAGTTAGGTATTCTTGTTATGAGATTATTTTATCAATTCAATTGTACAGATTTGGTATTGGATACTAACGGACAAGGCATTGGCGTTTATGATTTTATAATTAAACCTCAGTATGATGCTGAGTATGGAATTACATATGAAGCAATGACTTGTATTAATGATGATAATATGGCTGATAGATGTAAAATTAGAAACGCAAATAAGGTCGTATGGTCTATTAAAGCTACTGCTGATTTTAACACAAAGGCAGCTATTGCATTACGTGCAGGATTTCAGAATGGTTCTATTAATCTTCTTACTTCTGAATTTGAAGCAGAAGAATTGGTAAAAAAGATTCGTGGATATTCCAAGATGACATCAAAAGAACAAGCCATGCTTAAATTACCATATATACAAACATCATTTATGGTTAATGAATTGATAAATCTTGACCATGAAATAAAAGGAACAAATATTAAAATTATAGAAAAACCTGGAATGCGTAAAGACCGTTTCTCAGCTCTTGAATATAATTTTAAAATTTGTACAGATTTAGCAGTAAAATTAAAACCAAAAAATGCAGACTTCGACATCACCAAAATGGTCGGTATCTCAAAACGCCCTAAAAAATGGGGATTCTATAACTAAGGAAAGGAGGAAATCAGAAATATAAATGGCAACACAGAAAACAAATAATTCTGCAAAGAAATCAGTGCAGACAGAACCATCGCCAACTCGTAAAAATGAGCTGACTACTTCTACTCAGAAGTATGCACAGATGATTAACTTTCAGGAATTACAACGTATCTTACAGCAGAATATATCAAAAGGTACATCTAAGACATATACTCAATACACAAAAGAGAAACTTCAATCATACATAAAAAGTCCTCTTGCCAATATTGATAATCTTCGTGATATATCTGCTTTCTTATATCGTATCAGTCATAACTATAAAAAGATTATAGAATATTATGCTTACACTCCTATCTTTAGTTATAACGTATCTTACAATACTCCCGATTGGGCAAATCCCCCACAGGATGCATCTGAATACATTAAAGGATATCAAGAACTTTGTACCAGATTAGATAAAATGGATCTGAAAGAAATGGGTTCACAAATAATTGCCACTTGTTTAAGAGATGGTATCTATTGTGGATTCTGTTACGATGATGGAGATTCGTTCTTTATACATCCACTTGATCCAAAATATTATAAAATAGGTTCTCGTGCAGAAAAAGATACATGGATTGTAAAATTCGATGCCTCTTATTTTGATTCTGGTAACAACAAGGATTTCTTATATGGTACTGGTAGCGAAACTGATTCAGAAGAAGGCTTATGGGATGATGTTTTTGTAGAAGGCTACGAAACATATAAATCAAAAGGTAATGACTATAAATGGTTTGAATTACCACCAGAGAAAACTATCTGTATTATATGTGGTGATGATCCAGTTGTACCACTGCCATACTTCTTACCCGTATTCGTATCACTCTTAGACTTGCTTGACTACGAAGCTCTTATTCGTTCTAAAACAGAACTTGAAAATTATGTTCTTCTCTTATCAAAAATCCCTATGAATGAAAACTCAGGCGAAGTAAATGACTTTGCCGTAGACCTTGAGATTGTACAGGCTACTCAAGCTGCGATTGATGAAGTATTACCAAGTCTTGTTGGTTCGGCATGGACTCCATGTGAAGTTGAAAAGATTGAGTTTGGTAATAAAAATCAGGTTGATGATACAAATGTATATTCACAGGCAATTAAGAATCTATTCTCTTCTCTTGGAATTTCAGAAATGATATTCAATGGTCAAAAATCTGGTTCTGTTGGTCTTAAACATTCTATTACAGTTGATATGACACTCCCTATGGAATTATTAAAAAGAATCGAAGCAAACATCCAGAGATATGTCAAATTAAATATCACAGAGGATTTTGATTTTTATTTTCATTATGTATCTGTATTTGACCTCGATTCGAAAATGTCACACAAAAAAGACAAAGCTACATTAGGTATTGACACTATGGATTATGCAACGCTTGATGGATCTTCTCCTTTAAGAGTAATAAATAATGCTTTTATGGTGAAATCATTGGGATTGTTAGAATATTTTACGCCACTTTCTTCTTCTTATACACAAAGCAACAAACAAGGTGGTGGTCAGACTAAGAATGATGATGATCTTTCAGATGAAGGACTTGCTACTAGAGACGGTGAAAAAGATGAAGGAACACAAGCAGGACAATAAGGAGTAAAAGGATGGAACAAAATTTTATAAAGACATCAGATCCTGAAACAGCTTCTAAGATGATAAATCTTGGTTTTCAGAAAATTGATGAACAAAATGGTATTTATACTTTTCTGAATACTGATAAATTGATGTTTTCAGATGATATAGATAAATCAAAGATTCAGTATAGTAATATGCTGAACATTTAGCCACTCTTCTATTTCGAGTGGTTTTATTTATGCCTAAATTTTAAAGAAAGGAGAAGAAAATGGCTAAGAAAAGACTTCTTTATATAGAAGATTTGTATGATTTCTATTCAAATAAATACAAACGTTCTACGAAATTCAGTGCTGAAAAAACTGGTGAACCATTGGTTGTTCAGGTACATGGACGTATAAATTTTGATGAGTCAGACAAGAACAAAGATGGGCTTCTTCCAGTTCATTTACAGTCATGCCATACAGATTTAAATGTAAACGGCTCTAATATTGAATCTTCTGTCATGGAAGCTGCCCTCCCATCTTTTAGTAATCGTCCTATTCTTGGATACATTCACAAGGTAACAACTGATGAAAATCCAGAAGGTCAGTGGGAATTTTATTCTCATAATATGCATGAAGACGAGAATGGTGATGTGGTTTATGATGAATATCCTATTGGAATCATACCTGAAAGTTGCAATGCACAGTTAGTTTATGATGAAGAAAAAAAGAAAACTTATTGTGAAGTCGATGGATATATTTTTGAGGAATATTCTAAAGCTGCTGAAATTTTACAGCGTGAAGAAGAATGCTCTGTATCAGTCGAATTGTCAATCCGAGAACTCAGTTATGACGCAAAGCAGAAGTTCTTAAATATTGAAGATTTTTGGTTTTCTGGTGTGACAATTCTAGGAAAAACACCTCAAGGCAATGAAGTAAAGCCTGGAATGACTGGTTCAAATATTAAGTTGGCAGATTTCAGTTCTAAGAATAACAGTTTATTTGAAGATTATGAGTCAAAAATGGTTGAACTACAAGCACGAATTGAAAATTTAGAGACTGCTTGTTTCAATAAAGAACAGAATTCTTCTGTTCGCACATTATCAAAGGAAGGAGGAAATAAAGAAAGTATGACAAAATTTGAAGAGTTACTTGCTAAATACAATAAAACAGTTGAAGATGTAACCTTTGATTATTCAGAATTATCAGACGAAGAATTAGAGGCTAAATTTGCAGAAGTATTTGGTGAAGACAACAATACAGATGGTGACAATTCTGGTGATAATACAGCGAATGAACCTTCTAATGATAATGAAGGTGATGGAGAAAACACTACTGAGCCAGAAGGAACTACTGATGGAGATAATGAGGGCGAAGGTCAGAATTTTGAGAATATGACAAAGACATTTGAAATTTCTCATGATGACATTCGTTATGCTTTATATAATCTCTTATCTTCTTATGAAGACGCAGATAATGAGTGGTATTACATTACTGGTGTATATGATTCTTACTTTGTTTATGAAAGTTGGGATGGCGGTAAAATTTACGGTCAGAAATATACAAAAGATAATGACAATGTATCATTTGATGGTGAACGCTATAATCTGCACAAAGAATATCTTACCGATTCAGAATATACAGAAATTCAGGACATGCGTTCCAACTACTCTTCTGTTGTAGAGGAATTAAACACATATAAATCTGCTGAAGTATTTGCAGACAAGATGACTGTATTTGATGACGAAGCATATTCAGAATATCTTGATACAGATGAGTTCAAAGCACTTATGTCTGAGGATTCTGTAAACAAATATTCTAAGGAAGAGTTATCTGAGAAGGCTGATGCTACTCTTGGAAAACTTGTTAAAAAGAATAAGACATTCTCTTTTGCAGGTGAAACACCACAGAAGAAACATGTGAGCAGAGTTGCGTTTAATGCAGAAAAAGAAACGGAAGATACATATAAACCATATGGCGATCTGTTTGATTAAATCAAAAACTAAATAACTTTATGAATTAGCACTTATGGAAAATCCATAGGTGTTTTTTATTGCACAAAAATTAGAAATTTTAAGGAGGAAATAAAACTATGGCTAGTAATTTCATTTCATATACTAAGCACGGTGTTGCTGAGTCAACTTTACTTAAGGCTACAAAAGTTGGTCATCATTACAACTTAGTAAATGAGTCTAAGGACATTGACAATGGTTCTGTTGCTGTAATTGGTGACAGAAAGAAAGCAGATGTGTTTGAAGCAAAAGTTCCTGCAAAGGGAGACAAAATTGTTCTCATTTTAACTGCTCCAAAGATTTATGAGGAATATACAACAAAGATGCAGGAGGAATCTAACTTCTACAATGGTAAGGGTGAAGTTATGAGAGCTTACGAGATTCAGGACACTGATAGATTCACACTTTCTACAGAAGCTTTCAATTCTGATGCAGAATTAGCTGTTGGAAAATATGTATTCGTAGATGGTACAGACTTCAAGCTTACAACTGGTGAGAAACCAAGTATGACTGAGTATGGTTTTGTAGGACATATTTACGAGGTTGCTGCAAATGGAAATTATCGTATTTGGGTAGATAAGAATGCCCAGGTATATGCGTAATTCGGTAGAAAGGAGGATTAATATACTATGCAGAGATTAAGATTTAATGAAATGAGCGATGTAATCGTTGAAAAGTTTGATGAGACAAAATATAAGAACTTCTCTCGTCTGTGTGTTGACACAGCAAAAGGTACTGTAAAGCAGTATTCTATCGAAGAGGCAAATGATAAGATTCGTAAGACAATTATCGAGATGGCAGGTCTTTCTGAGACTCCGACTCCTAATGAGGTAAGAAAGGCATTTAAGAAACAGTCTGTAAGAGAAGCCGTATTCGAGGTTATTGAAGAGACTGTTGAAGATACTCTTGTATCTGGTTGGACAAGTTCACCTGTATTCCAGAAGTATGTAGAGGTTAAGACTCTCGCTCTTGGACAGACAAATAAGTTCTATACAAAAGATCCTTGCATTATCACTGTTGCTGAAATTGCTGATGGTCATCACAGCATTGAGAGACAGAGACTTGGTGCTGGTAAGGAGTTTGGTGTAAGCGTTAAGTCTTATGGCGCAAAGGTTTACATGGAAATGTCAAGATTCCTTCAGGGCGTTGAAGATTGGAGTGAGTTAATCAATAAGATTGCAGAAGCATTCACAAGATTAATCAATACTCTTCTTCATGAAGCTGTTATGAGTGCTGGTACTTCTCTTCCTGTTCCTGCTAAGTGGAATATCCGTGGTGAGTTAAATGCAGCTAACCATGATAAGTTTGTAAAGCTTATTTCTGATGTTCAGCTTGCTACAGGTGGTGTCGCTACTATCGTTGGTACAAAGGTTGCTCTTGCAGGATTAAAGAACCTTGGAGATATTCAGTGGGTTTCTGAAGCTGCAAAGAACGATGTTTATAACACTGGTAGAATTGGTACATTTGAGGGTACTCAGATTATCGAGCTTCCACAGGCATTTAAGGAGAATGATGTAGAGCATTACCTTGAAGACGATACAAAGCTTCTTATTCTCCCATCTAACATCGACATGTTTGTTAAGATGTACTATGAGGGAATGGATGAGACTAAGGAAGTATCTGAGTCTGGTGATAATGCCGATGATACAAAAGAGTACGAGTTCAAGTCTCGTTTTGGTATCAAGACTATGACTAACACAAGATTTGGTACTTGGACAATCGGTGCGTAATCCATAGAAATATTTGGACTGTATATCTAAATGATATGCAGTCCTTTTTGAATTGAGTGAAAGGAGAAAATATAAATGGCTTATCAGAAGAAAGCTACAACTACTTCTGCCGCAAAAACAAAGGCAGAAGATACAAAGGTTGAAAAAGATACAGTAAAGGAAACAGTTGCAGAGGTTAAGAAGCCTAAGAAGTATGAACCAGATGATTTAATTCCATGTCGTTCTATGTATGCAGGTACTCTTCTATTTACTGGTGATAAGACAAAGATTACATATGAGTTTAGTAACATGGGTGATTTCAGATATATTGAGTATCAGGACTTACTCTCAGCTTTACTTGTTCGTAAGAAGTCTTTATTTGCACCTTATATCATTATTGAGGATGAGGAGCTGCTTGAAAATGTACATTGGCAGGAAGTTAAAAAAGTATATGATGGTTTATATGATAGAGAGGATTTAATAAATCTTATCAATCTTCCTACTATGCGTTTTAGTGAAGAGTTTAGAAAACTTCCATCTGGTTTCAAAAATACAATCGCAACAATGGTTTCTGAAATGATTTCAGAAGGAACTTTTGACAGTATGAATAAAATCAAGATTATTGATGAGGAATGTGGTACTGATTTGAAGTTACTTGCTGAGTAATATATTGGAGGTGTTATATGAATATCTCCTACGAAAAAGTATTCGACAGATACTTTGGATTAATTGATGATGTCAAAGAATTGTCTTTAAAAGAGTCTGATTTGCATGAAATATTAGCAGAACGTTTACATTCTGCTATCTCTAGTCCATTTATTCGTAGATTATTTTCCACATTAAAACTTGATGATGAAATGGAACAGTTTGAATTTGAATTAACAACTTCTGTTGATGAGTATTCTGATGAAGAATTTGTTATTGAACTGTTTAGCAAAGGTATGGCTATAAAATGGCTTGAACCAAAAGTTAAATCATTGGAAAATACTGTAAGGTTTTTCGGTGGAAAAGAAGAAAAAAAAATGAAGGATGATTTTTCATTGAATAAGGCATTGCTGAAAGAAATGAAAATTGAACAGCAAAAACTTATTCGTGATTATGGTTTTGCTTTTAAACCATATTCGTCAACGGAGTCCTAATATGCAATACATATATGGTGACTTCACAGACAAGCAAATCAATGAAGCAGTTCGTGCAATGCATGGTGACATTCACAAGCTACTGCTTTATAAAGACAAGACAATTGAAGAGAAAATATTTGAAGATGATGATGCATTTCTCGTCTTCTTTGAGAATGTTATGTTTAAATTAGGTGGCACAAAAACCTTATTTAATAATAATGGACTTATGGTGACTCTTATGGCAACCTTACAAGGTGCTATGGATAATTTCAAGAGCGATCATTTCAGTTATAAACAATTCCGTAGGGCAATCTTAGATTCTCACGGATATATTAAGCAGATGTTTGAGGAGGTGGGTTGCGATGCCGAGTCTACAGACAGCTAGGCGTGTCGCAAACGCCAAGAACAACGGAGCTAAAACGATTGGTCAGATTTATAAGGAACAGTCTGATTGGGCGATGGAACAGACTTGGGATAACGATGAGCAGTCAAAGCTTTGTTATATTTATGATTGGAAACATGATGATTCTCCAAATATGAATATAGGTATGACATATGAGAATACTACAAAGACACCAATTGACGCAAAGATACTTGTGAGCAAGTATGGTTCTATTGATAAGGACTCTCCCACTTTACAGTGTCAATTCAAGCCAAGTCAGAAAGAGTATTTTACAGAAGAAGACGATTTATTCTATATGGAAGAATATCGTAAAAAGTACCAATTAGATGATATTTTTGTCGGGATGTATCTTGACGTTCCTGATAAAAAAGGAGTATATCATCGACATTTAATCTGTATGAAAGATGTTGAACAGAACTTCCAGAAGTATTTCTTACTTCCTTGTGACTATCTTTTACAATGGGTACAGACCAAAGCAGATAAAAGATATAGACGAAGCATGTGGTGTGTTTTAAAATCACAATCGTCTTATAATTCGGGCATTTGGGTGGACAACGTAACAGCGAGTCAACAGAATCAGGAGTTATTGTTCATTCCAACGAATGAAGTATCTGATACTATTTACTATGTTTCTGAATCTGATGAAAATAATCAGCGTCTTATCGTTGATGTCCCAAATTACTCGATTGAGAATTGGACACCTAATACATGGGTGGTAAGTAAGGTGGAACGAGTAAATGTTCGAGGAAGAACAAAACTTACTCTATATCAGAAACCATTCAATAGTAATACTGATTACATTGAGAAAGATGAAAACGGTATTATCACAGGTCTTTGGGCTAACTATTTTGATGGTACTGCACCAACAGATCCATCTATTCCAACTACTCCCCCATCTTCTATCACAGCAAGAATTTCAGCATCCACTTCAACTATTAAAGTTGGTGGTTCTTATAAAAATCTTACAGTAAATCTATTTAATGATTCCAATGAAGATATCACAACTGAATATACTGATGCAACCTTTACATGGACTTGTTCTGTTGACGATGAAGATTGGACTGATAAAGTAACATGGCGAGCTGGTACAGAGTACAACCAAAAGAAAGTAAAGTTTCCTAGTGATTCTTCTACTATTGGCAAAATATTGTCTGTTAAATGCACTATTGAAAAAGATGGTGTAATAATTGAATCTGAAACTCTTGCGTTGGAATTAGCAGATTAGCAGATTAGGAGGTGAAAATAACGGAAAAGATAACTACCAAAATTGATCTATTAAATAAAATTAAAGAGTATAAATCAGCTCCTGATGATGAAAACATTCAATATAAGAAGAAAATTGAAAAAGCTTTATTAACTCGTCCAGACTTATTATATGCCCTCAATGAAAAAAGTTTAGAAACGGAACTTTTTGATGATGATGGCAATGTAAACTGGGAGTGGAATAATGAAATAGGTGAATATGAGCCATTAGGCGAATGGGAACGGTACTTTGGTAGTAATTCAAACATTCGTCCTTTTTTATTTATTCCTGACACTCAGACAGAAGTAAAACACTATATATGTTATCAAGTAGCGTTTGACGAAATGCCTCGTTATCAAGATACATTAAAGTACACAAATATTACATTTACAATATTTGTTCACGGTAATGACAGGTATGATAAACTTACAGGTATTCCACGCCATGATTTAATCGCTTCTATTATAAGAGAACGATTCAACTGGTCTAATATCTTTGGTATGCAGACTCATCTCATATCTTCTAAAGAATCCACAACAGATAATAACTATCTCGTTCGTACTCTTGTATTCCAAGTTGTTGATACTAATGGAATTCACAAAACAATTGATGGTAAAACTTCTATCACCAATTATGGAGTTAGGCGGTGATTAAATGGATGTATTAGAAACGCTAGACAATCTACAAAATGCCGCAGAACAAGATTCTGAGAAAAATAAATCTAATAATAAAAAATCAGAATATCATTTTGATAAATTAAGAATGTATTTTGGTGAAGATTATACCATAAATAATATTACAATTTCTGTACCAACAATCGGAGATATTCTTGAAGTTGGGGAAACTAGATTTTATCAATCTTTATCACCTTTTCTCAATAACCCAACATCAATTAGGGTTTTCTTATATGATACTTTTCACAAGGATTGGAACAAAACCAAAGACATTGAAGTATTTTATATAATGTATCAACTTGTACAAGATAAAGAACCACTAAATTTAATTTTTAAAGATTTTAATTTTGATGGATTTGTGTTAACTCCCGCAAAGAAAAATAAACAAGATACAGAATATGACCACTTGGCGCTATTTAACGAAGATAAGAACATCCTTATTTATGATGATGAATATTTAGAGATTGCGGAATATATTCGTACAATGATGAATGTTCATCCGAAAACAGAAAAGGCAAAAGGTAAAACCACAAAGCATTGGATGTTACAAGAAGATAGAATGAAGGTACAACAGAGCGAAGACAAGAAAGGATCTTCCACTCTCTTACCTCTTGTATCTGCTTGCATAAATCATCCTGGCTTTAAATACAAGTTGGATGATTTAAAACAAGTTAATATATGTCAGTTCATGGACTCTGTACAAAGAATACAGAAATATGAACAGGGCGTTGCAGCTATGCATGGTATTTATGGCGGCATGGTTAGTGCAAAAGATATCCCAAATGACTTAATTAATTTTATGAGTGATTTATAATCGCTCATTTTTTATTGCATAAAAATAACAAATTTTAAAGGAGGAAAATTAATATGGCATTTAAATTAGGTGACGTAATCGTTGATAGACTTCAGTTTGGTTACGGTGCAAAAGCAAACGGTACACCTCTGTATGCTTTAACTCAGCTTACAGAAGCCAATATTGATATTACAGCAGATTCTACTGATATCAATGATAAGGATGGAAACCTTGTATATAGAAAATATACGGGTAAAAAAGGCGAGGTAACTGCAACTAATGCATTTCTTAATCTTGCAGTTGTCGAAGCTATCTCAGCCACAGATGCAGAGATTGCAACAGAAGACAAAGGTATTGTTATGCCGATGATTCAGCTTGTAAAGGCAGGTGAAACACTTGATATTACTGGTTATGTAGATGGTTCTGTTGTCGTAAACTCTCTATCCCCAAAAGGTTCTATGGGTAAAGAATTATATACAAAAGGTACTTCTGCTACTGCAACAGAATTTGCTATTGTACATACAGATGCATCTGGTGAACCTGACAATACACCTGCGAGCGATGTATTAACTCCACCAACAGCAGATGGAGAGACACAGTACATCGTTAAATACAAGAAGACAATTCATAGCGGTGCTAAGATTACCAACTCTGGTAAGAAATTCCCGAAAGCGCATGAGTTATTTTTCAAGGCATTAGTTGTTGATAAATGTGATACAGAAACTCTTAGAGCTGCAATCATTCACATTCCATCATTTATGCCAAGTCCAGAGTTTACTCTTGCACTTCAGGGCGGTGATTCTCAGACAATGGATTACAAAGGAGCTATGATGCTTAACGCATGTTCTACAGATTCTGAACTTTTCTCTATTTACTACATTGATGAAGAAGAGGAAGATATCTAAATAAGATTGCTTGGGCAGTTTAATCACTGCCCTCTTATAAGGAGGATTAATGGCTAATAAAGATTTGAGAACCTGTATGTTATGCCGAAAAAAATACAGTTTTTGCCCAGTATGTAATCCAGAAGACAAAAGTAAACCAACATGGTACTTTTGTTGGTGTAGTGATAATTGTCACGAAATTGATAGAATTGCTTCTGCGTATGAAGATGGACGAATAACTGATATTGAAGCAAAAGAGAAACTGTCCAAACTTGATTTATCAAAAAAGGATAATTTTGGAGAGAGCTATCAGAAATCTATTGCTTCAATTATGAAGGCGCAGGTAAAGAAAACTATAAATAAGAAAGAAAAGAAAACAGATAATGAATCTGTTAAAAATGATATTGTTGCGGAAGTCGAGGAAAAGACTGATGGTAATGTTGAATAGTGATTTTGAAAAATATAAATAGGGAACATAATTACTATTCAACGGTTTTATGTTCCCTATTTTTTACGTTATATGAGGAATAGAAGGAATGACTATAGAAAGCAATTTAAAACCAAGGAGTTATAACGAAAAAGAAATTATCCGTATATATAACAGAGATCAGCAAACATTCTATATTGATTCTGGTATATATCCTATTGATTTATATCCAAGTTATAGTCCTAAAAATGATAGAAAAATTATTGTAATGATTTTTCTTAAAAATGATACTAAAGAAGTATATATGAAATGGAAAAATTATGAATAAATAGGTTACTCAAGACAATGAGCATAAAAGTAGATGTCATACCTGTGAGTGAACGATTACGTAATCAATAGTCAGGTCGCTACTACTCTCCTATGGAAAGGAAAATTTATGAACAAAATCAACTGGAAAGTTCGTTTTAACAAAGAGAATATTTTATTTATTACACAGGTTATTATTTCTGTTGTAATTCCTATCCTTACATATTTTGGATTACAGGCATCCGACTTAACAACTTGGTCAAAGGTGTGGGAAACGTTTGTACAGGCAATAAGTAATCCATATGTCGTTGTAATGGCGTTAGTATCTTTATTTAATGCAATTACTGATCCTACGACTAGAGGTATTGGAGATTCTACTACTGCTCTTACTTATAAAAATCCAAAGGAATAATTTTGAAAGGAGGAGTTTGTTATGGCTGTATTATGTGCATGGGCTTCTGCAAACGAATATGGTAAAACAACCGGAGGTAAAGCCGGTGATCAGACTGGCAAAGAAGTCAAATGTGGAAATATTTATAATTTTGGTCAGACAAGAGTTTATAGATGTGCCGATAGAAAATACGCAGTTAAGATTGGTGCGGCTGCCAAAGCTATTGCATTAAATAACAATTTTGGTTATTGTCAGGAACACAGGACTACATCGTATAACGCATTAAAAAACGTTAATTGGATTGTAGCAAATGTAAAGACACCTGTGGAAATTGATTGTTCCGAATTAGCAGCATGTGCTGTAAATGTTGCATATGGAAAACCTGTCATTTCTTCTGCTGTATATTCTGGCAACATTGGTGGTGCTTTAGTAGGAAGTGGATTATTTAAAGAATTAAAAGCATCAAAATATCTTGGTAAATCAGAGTATATCGAATGTGGTGATATTATTGTTGCACCTGGCAAACATGTAATTGTTGCATATACAGATGGTTCTAAAACATCTCAGAATACAATTATCACAACTATCCAGAGTGTCACATCTGGAAATAAATTAGTAAAACGTGGTCAACGTGAAGCTATTAAATTCACAGGTGTAAAAATTGTTACCGATGGTTTAGTTGGTGGAGAAACAAATATGATGAAAGTAAGAGTATTGCAACACGCCATCAACTTAGATTATAAAGCAGGTCTTGTTGAAGATGGTAAACTTGGTTCTGCAACTAGGAAAGCACTTGGCTCTCATTATGTTAAAAAAGGAGAAACACAGAATATGGTTACTGCGCTTGAGATATTATTATATCTTAATGGTTTTGATCCAAATGGAGTTGAATATCCAGGTACATATGGAAATGGTCTTGTCACTGCTTCAAAGAAAAAATTCGGAGATGATGGATTAAAGGTTACTGCATCTGAATTCATTCAGTTATTATAAAGATTGGAGGAATTTGTATGTATGGAAGCAATAGAAAATTTAGCGCAAATTAATTATGTGTTGGTAATTTTAGGATTTTTTGCAATTTTGTTTGGGGCGAAAGAAATTATTGAAATTATATCGTATTTTAAAAATAGATTCCGCATTAAAACTGGTGCAGAAGAAGATAAAGAAACCATTGACAAAAGAATAGCCATATTGGAAAAACATGATAATTGGCAATACAAAGAAATTACTAAAATGTCCAAAGGTATAGAGAATATTGAATCTGAGTTATTAGATAATAACCTAGAAAGAAAGCGAAAATATATTTTAGATTTTTGTTCTTCCATCTCTAATGGTCAGAAACAGAATAAGGAAGCTTTTAATAATGTATTCAAAACATACAAGAATTATGAAAAGCTTTTAAGCGATCATAATATGGAGAATGGTCAAGCAGAAGAAAGTATGAAATTCATTTCTGAAAAATACCAAGAGTATTTAAGGAATGATAATTTTTAGTGTCAACAATTCTAGCATATCAAATAAATTATCAATTCAACTTATAAGTTTCTTTTATATTATATGCATAATAAAAATAGTTCTATACATACTAAATACATGAAGAACAAAGTTGGAGAATACAGATATAAACATAATATGTCTATTGCGGAATTAGCAGAACGAAGTGGTATGTCTACTACTGCTATTTCCAATTTGGAAAATGAATATACTTCTGATATTCTTTTGTCCAACGCAGTTTCTCTATCACATGTATTACAAGTGGATTTGTATGAACTATTTTGTATTAAGCGATAGGAGGAATTGCTTATGAGAACATATTTTAATTTGATATGTGAAGAAGTTGAAGCAACTGGTGGGAAAGTAATTCATATTGACAAGAATGCAGGTGATATGGAAGAAGTACACAAAATAGTTTGTGAACACATTGAAAAATATCCCAACGCCAAGTGGGAACTTTATCCTATGATTATTAATAATTAACCAAGTACATATGACAATTGAATATAAGAATTATGAAAGAGCGGATTCATTTGGATTCGCTCTTTTGTTATGTAAAGGAGAAAATGATATACAAGAATTAAAATTAACATCTCCTATCGCACCTTCAGTCAACCACTATTTAGGTTGGAGAGCTATTTTAAAAAATGGGAAGCCAATGGCGGTAGGATATAAAAAACCAGAAGCAATTAAATATCAGAAAGAATTCGCAAAATATGTAAAGACAGAAGCAAAAAAACAAAACTGGATTAAATCGGATGACAAATCACAGCACTATTATATGGATTGTATCTTCTATTTTGACAGAGTAGACAAAGATGCCAATAATAGTTTCAAGTGTCTTGCCGATGCGATTACAGACAGCGAATCAGTGTGGATTGATGACACTCAGTTATGTGAACGTGTACAAGGGATTTATTATGATTCAGAAAATCCACGAATAGAAATTACAATACGACCTGTTGACTACATTGGAGTTTTTGACAATGCTTCACAGTTTGATGAATTTAAATCTCACTGCATCGGATGTAAAAGATACAAACGAAATTGTAGTCTTCTAAAGAAAGCTATAGAAGGTCGAATTCAAAAAGAAATACATAATGGAGAATGTGAAAAATTCTCGCCAATAAATGATTAAAGGAGAAAAAGGAATATGAAACTTTTAGAGTTTGTAGAAAAGTATAACAACATGGCAAATAACACATTAAGGGAACAGTTATTAAGTAAAATCAAAATCACCCCTTATGTATCATTCATTAAGAAAGAAGTTTACGCACAGTTGATTGTAGATAAGACAACATTTGAACAGGAAGCTTATGATGATAACGGAGTAACAAAGTATCGTAAAACAGATAAGATTAGAGTAAATTCTGTTGCTCAATATGTGCAGTTTTGTCGTGCCGTGATTGAATTATATACCGATCTTGAGATTGACGAGGATGATAAAGGCTTTATTAATGGATATGATGCACTCAAATCATCTGGCTTACTTGATATTTTAATGGTTGGTTCTGATAAAGATGATCCGCTTATTCCTATGAGTGAGTTAAGTGAGTTTAAGACCATTTTAACAATGAAACAGTCAGATACTCAGTTTAATGAGACAACCACTCAGGCGTTTATTAGCAAACAGATTGGAAGAATCTCTGATCTGGCAAATGCTACTCTCACACCACTTGTTGATGTTGTGAATAAGAAACTTGATAGTTTATCCAATGATGAGTTGAGAAAGATTCTTGATGATTATAAACTTAAAACTACTGAAAATTTTAAAGAGGTATAGAAATTCAAATTTCCTTGGAGGATTTATATGATAAGTGGAATATTATACGGACTTCTATGTGGATGGATTCTTACATTATTCAATGTAGATAATATCTGTATAGAAGTTCTACAACCGATTGTTCCTTTTGTATTAACTACAGCTCATTATTATTTTGTGTTTGGAGTTGTAGGGTTAATATACGGAATTATACATAATGATTAAATATTAGGCTCTATACGTGTCAAAGCGTATAGGGCTTTTCTTATGGAGAGTGGTTATACTGCCCTCCTATTTTAGTGAATAAATAGTGAAATTATAGTGAAAATTTGGGAGGTGATGAAATTGAGAAAAGGTGATTTAACATCAATGATTATGGCAGATGTTAAGAAAAAAGAAAGCCAGTTGGCAAAAGAAATTGTTCCAGAAATAAACAAACAATTTAAGTTCTCCCTGTATGATTCGTTAGTTGAATGGTATAGAGATTATAATCCGAGTATGTATGAACGAACAAATAATTTTTTGTGCATATATGAAACCGCTAAAACTACAAGTAACGGAAATATTTTAATGATGCAAGTCGATTCTTCTATGATGAATTATTATCCAGGATTTGAAATACCTCCATATCCAACATATGAAAGACACGCTTTGTCACCAAAAACAGCTTTTGATTTTATGTTTATAAGCGGAATGCATGGTTACGGTCGATGGATGATGAAACAAAGTGTGCCACCATTTTTTAATGTTGAACAATCTATTAATAACGGTTTTAACGGAATGGTGCAAAAAATTATAAATGACAAATTAAGAAAAATACTTAGATAAAGGAGGTAGATAAATATGTCAGGAATGGCAACATGGAAAGCCAAAATTGAATTAGATATAAAGGATTTACAAAAACAGCTAATTGACGCAGATGAAAAGATTGACAAGTTTTCCAATGAAGATAGAAAAGTAAAATTAGATATAGACACAAAAACATTAGAAAGTGCTATTCAGAAACTTAATAAAATGCTTGACTCTCTTAGCAAAGGAACAGGTGATTTTAAACAGTTTGAGAATTTATCAAAAGAGTTATCAAGTATTGTATCAGAAGTACAAAGTTTAAGCAAAGCTTTTGGCAAAGTAGATGATTCTGGTGCTAAAACACTACTCTCTTCTATCCAGAACATTGATAAGTCACTTGCTGAACTGAGTCAGAATATTCTCAATGTTAATAAAAACATGAATAATATGGGTGGCAATACGAGTGGTGCTGTCAAACAAGTGGAGAATATTAGTAATGCATATCAAAATGCTGCTAAAGAAGCTGAGAAGTTGGCTGATGCACAGAGTAAGATTGGACAGAAAACGAATATTTCATCTGGAATGAAAGACACATTTCCTAAGACTTCTGAAAACTTAGAACAGGTTGCACAATCTGAACAAAAAATACAGCAAGAAGCAAGGGCAATCCAGTCAAAATGGGAACAAGCCGAAAAAGCAATTCAGAATTACATGAATGCTGTTACAAAACTTAATAACCTTAAAGCCTCTGATAAAAGCACTGGTAAGAAGTCATATGAAATCGCAGGACAAATTGAGGAAATTGAGAAGTTAAAAAAAGAAGCTTATGATGCAAGACAAGTTTTATCTTCTATGATAAATCCTCAGAATGTAGATACAGATACATGGAAAAGATATGTTGACGTGATAAATCGGCTCGATCAGGCATCAAATGGATCAGCTGAATCGGTTAATAGATTAAAAGACTCTTTAAAAAATACTCTAAATTCAGAGTTGAATTCTTTGCAAAATTCTATTGATAAATATCAAAATATCATTACTCAAGCACAAACATATCCGTCCGATTTTCACCCAAGTACAGAATATAATACAAAACTTGCAAATTTAGAAAGTGCAAATAATGTACTTAAAAATTATAAATCTTCATTGCAAGGTGTTAATGAACTTACAAAAGAACAACAAGCCGAAATAAACAAATTAACACAGAATTGTGAAAAAGCAGCTACGGAATTCAAAAAACTTTCTGCTGCTGAAAAAGGTACAGTTGAGGTCGGCATTGAGAAGGCTATTCAGAGAATCAATAAAGATTTAGCAGAGAATACAAAATATTCTGCGGAAGCCAAAGCCGGTTTTAATGTATTGTTAGAACAATTAAAATCTGGTGATCCAAGTATCAATTTAAGAAAAATCACAGAAGAAATTATTAAAATTGAAAATGCTGAAATTGCTGCTGGTCGTGCTGGAAAATCTCTTTGGGATATTTTTAAAACAAAGTCTACATATGGTTTCATTGGTCAGATGCAAAGCTATTTGAGTATGTATGTTGGATTCTATGGGATGGTAAACGGAGTTAAAAAAGCTGTCTCTACTATTACAGAACTTGATACTGCTTTGGTTGATTTAAAAAAAACTACAGCGATGAATGAGAATCAGCTTGAGAATTTTTATTATGATTCTAATAACGTAGCAAAACAGATGGGTGTTACTACAAAAGAAATTATTGATCAGGCAAGTGCATGGTCTAGGCTAGGATACAATACTGCTGAAGCTTCTACAGAAATGGCAAAACTTAGTTCTCAGTTTGCTTCTATTTCTCCTGGTATGAGTGTTGATGAAAGTCAGAGTGGCTTGGTCAGCATTATGAAGGCGTGGTCAATAGATCCAGATCAAGTAAAATCTGAAATTATGGATCCTATAAATAAGCTGGGTAACACAATGGCTTTATCTAACCAAGATATTGTTGAAGGTATGGAACGTTCTGCCGCCGCCCTTGCCGCTGTAGGAACATCAGTGCAAGATGGTTTGGCTATGTTTTCAGGTATACAAGAGGTATTGCAAAATGCGGAAAAAAGCGGTACAGCCCTTCGTAGTGTTGCACTTCGTATTCGTTCATTTGACGAATCGACAGAAGAATACTCGAAAGATTTAGCCAATATAACAGGAGAATTAATTGATCTTACTAAAACAGCAGAACACGCACAAGGTATATCTATCTTTAAAGAAGGTTCTACTACAGAATTTAAAGATTTAACTGATTACTTTGGTGAAATTGCTGACATCTGGGATGAAATGTCACAGAAACAACAAAATGATTTCCTTCTTAAAGCTTTTGGTCGTACACAGGCTCAGGCTGGTGCTGCTCTTATTCAGAACTATAAAGGCGTTACCAAGGCTCTTGATGAAATGGAACAAAGTGCAGGATCAAGCGACAAGGAAATGGAAACTATTGAGCAATCTTTAGAGTACCGTATCAACGCACTCAAGGAAACTTGGGTTGGTACAATTCAGCAAATGGTCGATCGTGGAGATCTAGGTACTATTGTTGATGGCTTAACTAAATTGTCTGAAGGAATTGGTTTTGTAACAGGCAATCTTGGATTACTTAAAACGGCTGCTTTAGGAATTACAGGCGTATTAGCTTTTAAAAACATCGGTAAATGTTACGTGAGTGCGTAATTTTTCAAATCATTGTTATTGTTTTGAATATGCCCACCTAACTCAAGACAACAATCAAGAGTTGGGAAGATTAGGTCTAGTCAACCTATAGATGTTTCAAAATAAATCGTAATTGTGAGTTGCTACTCACAGTGCTGGGAAGAAATAAAATATACCGTATATATAAAATAACACACTACAACGTGGCTAGAAATGGCGAGCGTGAATGTATTCCGAAAGGATGTTGGTGACAACAAGAAAAGTCAAATCCAGAAATGGAGGTTATTTGGGTATATGGGGAAACCCTAAGTGTCATGTCCTTAATGGACTAAATCGGCAATCAGCAACGGATTCTACTGTAATAGAGAATATTATAGTGGAGGTGTTCAGAGAGTCTAAACGATTTTGAGTTATTATTAATAGCTTGTAAAAGGGACTCCATGCGTAGTTATCGCACTGCTCTCGTGACTGAGATATAAAAGCGTAAAAGAGTGTTGCTACTCTCACCCTATTAAATAGCACATTGTTAATAGGACAACAGTAGGGTTCGTGTGTACCGTAAGTTTGAAGAAACACACAATAAAAAGAGAATATATAAAATAGGAACTGCTCTACTCAGTCCCTAAATCATTTTGCTCGTGCAAATCAACCTCTAAAGAGGTATCATCGTACTGAGCTTTTATGCTAACTTCTTTATATTCACAAATTTTATCTGTAATGTGTTGGATTGTATTGCACACAAAGTATACAGATGTTCCAAGCAGAGCACATACAGAGATAACTGCAATAAGTTTATATAAAGAATTGCACTTAACAGCATATTTAATCATCTTACTCATAACAGTCATCTCCTATCATTGTCTTTGTTTTGAACATCGTACTATTGATAGGTTGGTGTTTGTTTGAAAAACACCGTTTATAAATGGAGATGACAGTATTTTCATTTGAAGCTGTAAGTGTATTATACATCATATTGGAATATTCTGGTAGAGAGAACATATATTCCAAGTAAATCTCGATTTCTTGTCGAGAAAAACAGAGAATAAATATATGACAACATAAAAATAACACCGCATTACACGATGTTATCTTTACTACATTGTTGGTGTGTACAATGTAAGTGAAAAATTATATAGCGGAATACGAAAGTATCCGTTCGCAGTATAACACACAGTCTCTATAATTGAAAGTAGTTTATAGATATTTTGTAAAATAAATAAAATAGAGGACAGTCGTGATGACCTGCCCTCAATTAAGGAATAAAAGGAAATAAATGACAAATACAGAAATAGAATTATTTACGAAAGATTTTTCTAGTCTTGGTGAACATTTGTGATAAAGACTTGGTTTGTGAGTCCGTATAGTCTTTGCACTTATTAACAGTATAACACTTTCCAATTGTATCAACTATGACACAAAGTAAATGACAAGCATATACTAAAAGTCCACCACTTACAAGTATTTTAAATACTTCCAATTCTACCCTCCCTTCTTTGTAGTATTTCTTAAAGTTGGGAAATGTATTGCTCAGAACGAGCTGAATTTATTTCCGATATGAATCGTGCCAAACTACAAATATGGCACTTCGTATGGTAAATACCGAGCATTCTGTCGTGCTATTGACCTGAGATACGATGGCTCAAATACAGTTTGCTTGGTATTATATTACCATATACTTCCAACTTCATAAATCCAGAACATAGGTTTTGTCGATTTATGAAATACGAAATTTAATCAAAATTTTTCAAAAAACTTTACAAAAAATTCCAACTGTGTTATCTTCAAAATAGTAAAATTTTTCATTTTTTTAAGGAGGTAACATAATGGATTATACAGCAAAAACTCGTTCTTTACAGTCGCTTGTAAAGGATATGAATAAAGGTACAATTAATCTTTCTCATAAATTACAGCGACCAGAGGGACAGTGGAATCGTAAGCAACGTACAGATTTGATTGATTCATTGCTTCGTCACTATCCAATTAATCCTACTTATGGTATCGTAGAGGAAGATGGAACATTATCAATTATTGATGGTGTACAGCGTCTTTCTACTATAAGAGATTATATTGGTAATGTATTTGCATTATCGAAAGATATGGGTACTATTATTGTTAATGGTGAAGAAAAGGATTTGTCTGGTTTAAAATTTGATAAACTCGATGAAGATACTCAGGATGAAATTTTAAAATCAGAATTACAAATTTATAGAATGACAGATTGCACAGAAACAGATATTCGTGAGCTTTTCCGCAGACAGAATGCAGGAAAACCATTGTCAAACAAGCTCATGCGTGTAGTACATGAATCAGATGAGTTCAGCGAAAAGGTCTACTCTCTCGCTAATCATCCATTTATGGATAAAATTATGTCAAAGACACAACGTAAGAATGGAACAGATAGAGATACAATTATCCAAGCTATGATGCTTATCTCTTCTAATCAGGAACAGGAATTTACATCTTTTAGAACAAAAGATATTGATGCTTATGTAACTGATTATGCAGATAAGTTTCTTGATAGAGCTGACACATTAAAAGAAGCTATGGATAGATTTAACGAATCATTTGATGGTGAAGTAAAAATTCCATCCACTTCTATCCCCCAAATTTTATATAGTGGTTATAGAATTGTTAAAGACAAGAAATCATTCTCTCGTCTTGCAGAGAAGGTATCTGAATTTGTTGCAACATATGATTCTAATGAAGAATATAAACAATATGTTCTGAGTGGTACAGGTAGCAAAGAAAATGTCAAGGGACGCTTCGATTATTGGCGTGGAATTGTAAAGACATTACAGTAAATATTTGAAGAGTAGTCGGTTGGCTACTCTTCTTTCATGTCCATTTATAAACACACGTTCTGATAGAACTCTGTCGATTATTGGTATATAATGAGACTATAATACTAAATTTGGCGGTGAAAATATGAAAGAACATTTCTATCAAAAAACATGGTTTAAAAATACTATATTAATTTTGATACCTTCTGCAATTTCTGTAATAGGTGTAATTATCTCTATTGTAACAAGTTTGATTGCTAAAATAATTTTTATATTTGCTACAATTATTTTGATGATAATATTAATTGTATTTGTTATTTATTTTAGTAATTTTGAAGAGAAGATTTTCCAGGAATTGCAAGAAGCGAAGGATAAAAACTTTTCATTGACAACTATTCTTGCTCATATGGAGAATAATTATAAAACGGTTACATCAGAAGTTTCTGCTTTTTCAGATATGATTGAAAAATGGGCAGGAACAATTAATTCATTTGCGAATAATATTAAAGAAAACGGTTATGTATCTGATAAAGCATGGAATAAAATTAAAATAATTGATGCTATTTGTGTATCTACTAAAAATATAATTCAACAATACTGTAATGATTTCAATAATGCAAACATATCAGTTAGTTATGTATCTTATATAAAAGATAAAAATGATGAGGAGTGGATACACATGGTTTCTCATTCTAGTGGCATGTCTTTCAGACCGAATGCGTGTAAGTGCGAAGTTAAACTATCAGATTGTATTTATCATTACGCTGATTTAATACGTTGTAGATTATCAGACTTTGAAATAGCGATGAACAATGAAGAAATCTTAAGAATTTTCAAAAAAGTATCTATCACATCAGATCTAAGTAAATATACTCAATATATAGCGATTCCTTTATATTGTAAAAGTGGTAAATTATTAGGAATATTTCAAATAGTAACAAAATATGGGTATATTATCGAAACAGATAGAGATAAAATGCGAACATTTATAACAGATGCCATAATCCCATTTTCAAATATGATTATTCTCGCTGATAAAATTTACAAAGGGTTATATATTAATCCTATACAAATTAATAAGGAGGTGTAATATATTATAATGGCAAAATATAAAAAGCAAGAAGTACATATGATTGATATGTCTGGACGTTTAAAAATGAAAATTGTGCATGAAGAATTCACATCTGAAGACGAATTAGAATGGGAACGTGAAATGGAAGAGATGAATAAAAAAATGGAAGAGTGCATGCAAAAGTATGAAGAAAATTTGAAACGTTTATTTTCTTCTGCTATGGTTGATACTCAAAAGCCACAAAAAGATGCTGACTATTTTATTCGTGAATATGGTAATAAATTTATTGGAAGAAATCCAGACAATATAAAAAATCGACTTCAGCTTTATAATAAATATTTAGAGCAGGATTAATCTCCTGCTCTTTTATTAATCATCATTATTCTTTTCTTTATCCGATATCTTTTTCATATATGATTGCATTCTTGATACGGAATTAATCATTTTTATCATTTGTGGATTTGTAAATGTATCTACTATACTTTTTATTGATGGATCATTTAATTTAACGATTGCATTTATTGCTCCCTCATTACTGAACATCTTATCAATATCTTGTGTGGTTGGTATATTTACATTATTTAAATCTCTACGAAATTCTTGTAAACTTTTAATATTTTGTTCATTATATAATTTTTCTTTGAAATTTTCTGCTAAATCCTCTGGAATTTTATTTCCATATGATCTTTTGATAGTTTTATAGAGTTCTAATAATTGAGTTTGATCACATTCTTGATAAACAGGTTCTGTATTTTCATCTGGCTGAATAAATAACTGCCCGTCGTATTGTTGTATTGAATTATGGTTGATAATAATGCTGCTTTCTAATGTGATAAAGCCATTATCATATTCTAAAACAAAACTATCAATTCTTCTATTATCTCTCGGATAATCATTAAAATTTTTTATGCTACAATCAATATCTATAATAGTTTTATAATTTTCATTAATATTGCACATAAGGCAACTATTTTTCCATTTAACATATCCATTTTTCGTCATTTGAATTAATGAATATACAAACTGGAAATTGTTGCTTTCTGATGTTTTTTGATTACGCCCTATTAACTCGTCAATGGAAACGTTAAAGTAGTCTGCAATATCTACTATTTTATCAAGAGATGGAGAACTCTTTGTCCATCTACTTATAAGACCTGCTCCAAATCCTAATTCTGCTTCTAATTGAGATGGAGTAATATTATTTGATTTACAAATTTCTCGTATTGATTTTACTAATAATTCATTATCCATATAAGCACCCTTCTTTGATGTTTATTACAATTTTTGAAAATAATGCATTTTTGTATTGACTTTAACTGTTATTTAGTATAGTATGAATATATCACATATTTGACGTTTTCGTCAAATAAAAAATCCTTACTCCACCGACCAAAGTTTAGTAAGGATTCAGGAACGTGTATATCACGTTTTTACATTACATATTATACACGTTCCTTTTGAAACATTCAATATATTTTTTCAGAAGGGGGATATCATTATGAATGATGATACAACTTTAGCAGTTGTCCAAGAGACTGAGATTCTTGGAAAGAAAATTAAAGTGTATAACAGTATTGAGTCACCACTTTTTCTTGCGAGTGATGTTGCTGAATGGATCGAACACTCGCAAACTTCTAAAATGGTAAAGTCCGTAGAAGATGATGAAAAGCTGATGGGAACATTATTCCTGTCAGGTCAAAACAGAGATGCATGGTTTTTAACGGAAGACGGATTATATGAAGTATGTATGCAGTCCCGAAAGCCTATTGCCAAGCAGATGAAGAAGGAAATCAAAAAGTATCTTAAATCTATTCGACTTACAGGTGCAGCTATTCCAGAAGGCAGAGAACAGGAAATGGTAAACTATTATTTTTCTTCTCTCTCGTCAGATTTACAGGGACAGATCGTGAATGAGCTTATCGAAAAGAATAAGCAACTTCAGGAATTTTATGATGATTTGAACACTGAAGGTCTTATGCAGATGAATACTGTTGCAAAGGAACTTGGCATTGGCGAATATACATTATTTGCTTATCTTAGATGTAAAAAAGTATTCTTTTATGATAAAGATAAGGTGAATGTACCATATGAACGTTTCCGTAGAGAAGGTAAATTTGCTGTAAAGGAAACACCTTGTCATGATGGTCAAATGAGGTCTGTTACATATGTTACCAAAAAGGGATTGGATTACGTCAGGAAACTACTTCGCAAAGACGGTTATTATAATGCGGAGGTGGCTTAGATGGATTACATAAAACTCATCGCATTAAAAATTGATGACTTCTGTTCTTCTATTTATTTCGAGGATAACTACGCCAATAGTGATTTAGAAGTCGCCAAGAAAGATATAAAGCATTTAGAGGAACAAGGATGTATTTGTTTCTTACTGAATGTTAAAAGCAACATTGAAACCAATACATACGACAATTAAAGAGAGAATATATAAATAGATGAGTCCGTAGCCGATAACTACGGACTCGTTGATTGTACTACTCTCCTACTCTCTTTATCAATCTCTCAAAGGATGTGAATTATGAAAATTAAAAATGAAGAATCCTACTCTTTGTAGAACGAACTATCAACTTTAATTTCGCACTGGTTTGCAGATAAATGAAAGTCTCTAGTCTTTTTGGAGAAGACACTATGTACCAGATAGTAGCTTTACTATACAGCTGAAACAATATATTTTTTCTCCAATGATAATATATTGTCTTTATATCTTTTGTATGCACTTGCATATTCTTTATTTTCAATAGCACGAACACAAGGTACAATAACATTTTCGTATATATCATTATATACACTATTATTATTAGGAGTATTTTCTATAGCTTCAACAATTAGAGGTGCTTTCTTATAATATAATTCTATATCTTCTTTAGACACAAAATTATCCCGAAACCATCTCAATGTAGTAAGTTCGTAGCAATTATCATCAAATTTATTTTGCATATGCCTCATACATGCTGTTGTTAAATAACATCCTATGCTTGTTGTTTCTGTTGAACCACTTGTTGTATCAGTTATTGTGCCGGTTCCAGAGTTGGAATTAAAATTAATGTGAATAGAACCATGATCCTTATTTTCAGCAGGACAACTATCATAAATATCAATTTTATCCTTTCCTGAACTTGAAGTAGATGCCTTAATTTCAACACCTTTGTCATTTACATAGTGACCATATTTGTCTCTTGACATATTTATACCTCCATTTCAGTAAGTTAATTTATTATATATTTTATGTTATCACAATCTACGACAAAAGTATATTCGGAACATTAGTTCTCTTATTCTACAAAATATTGTATTGGCTCGTGGAAACTTCTATTAAACAAATATATCTATAAAAATAGCACAAGCACAAAATCAACAACCATCAAACTCAAAGTAATAACAATGCCTATGTAGCATTTATTGAGCCAGTTAGAATGCTTATTTGTCTCTTCACAGTTACTAATAGCAATTTTTATGTAATCATCTGATATATTCCTGATTATATTGTTAAGAACTTCTTTTTCAGTGTAATCTCCAAGACAGCTCTTATTATTATCAATAAATGTTTTTGCTTTGTCTGGTTTTGGATATGAGAAATCATAATTTGTGAAACATAGAATGAAGTTTGCTATTGCTACGACAAAAGAAATCAGTGTAAATCCTAAAAATAAAAATACACACATATCAGATGTATGAATAGCATTATTATTGGCTTCGATATTTTTAAGTAATTGAAAAATAATCCAAATAATACCACCTATTTCAGCAGATAATATTGTAATAGTTGGTGTGAATTTGCTATTAAGTTGGTTGCGTTGTTTGATTCCGTCTTCATATAACTCTTTATAAAAATCATTTTCAAAAGAAAGGATCTTATCATATGTCTTCAAAGAAAAAACCTCCATTACCAAGCATGTCTATTATAGGTAAAAGACCAGAAATATATTGCTTGGATTTATTTGGTAAAACTCGTAAAAAGTGTGATAAATTTAATAATAGAGATAGGAAGAAAAGTTAGTTATCTCCGCTCTTCTTTTCTTTTATAGTATTGAGATTGAAAATTTCTTTACGCTTGCCCACTATGCTTGATTGTGGTAATGGTTTACGTGTTGATTCTTTATTGTTGTCTTTATCTTTGCTCTGTGTATTTTTCATTTGACGTTACCTCCTATTCTATTGGTAATTCTGACCATTGTTTATCATTATTCTGTATTTGATATATTGCGGTTGTATAATCACCATATTCAATTATTTTATCATAATCATTTTTATCAATTGAGGAATATACACTTTCATAGTAAATTTTATTATCGCTAAAGTCAATTAACGATTCATCATTTCCTAGTTCATCTGAATGAAATTTTATATATGCGAAATTACTATCTTCATTATATGTACAATAATATATTGAAACACTATTTGATAAATCATTTTCAATCATTTTCTTAGATTTTTCAACAATATTATTTGATGAATTTCCACATCCGCATAAAGACAAAACA